TACGCAGGGCTTTGAAGCGTTGGGCGAGATTGTTAAGGCTAAGGAAGAAGCGGCTAAACAACCGCCGCCGCCGGATCCAGTCATGCAAGAGGTGCAAGGGCGACTGCAAATTGCACAAATAGAAGCCGAAGCTAGAATGGCATCTACACAGATGGAGATGCAGGATAAATCTGTTAAGAATCAGATTGCCATGCAAGAGCAGCAAGTTAAGATGCAGCGTGACCAATTAGAAGCTCAATTAGCAGTGCAAAAGTATCAGCTAGAAGAATACATAGCGCAGCAAGAACTTGCTATTAAGCAACAAGAAGTGCAGGTCAAACAAAGCAAAGTACAGGTAGAAATGCTACAGGTACAAGCTGAAAGCACCAATGAATCTAGTAAGCAAGCTATTCAGCAGGAAACTGCACAAATGAATCAGATACTAGAGATTCAAAAGTTACAGCTTGAGCAGATGCGAATTAAGCTATCTGAGACTGAAAAGCTAATGGAGGAAAGACGGCTTAACTCAGAGCAAGAGCTAGAACGCATAAGACTTGCAATGCAGAGTATTACAGAGCAAAGCAAGGAAACAGCAGCTAAGGCACAACCTATTGTAATTAACAATGTAATGCCTAAACGTGCAAAACGAAAAGCTAACCTTATAAATGATGAGCTTGGGAATCTAAGCGGTATTGAATTAGCCGACATAGAAGAAGAAGAAGAAGAGAACTAATACATGAGCGATAATGTTACCGTAAGTAACAGTCCCACCAGTATAAATGCTGATATTCCAGTGCGTACACTGGATAAGGGAACTACACAAACTCAAGTAGTAGCTATTGATTATGGTGCTGGAGGAGCTGAAAACCTCACAGTGCCTGACTTTGCCACAGAAACTACTCTTGCCAGTATTGACGGTAAAGTAGCTACAGAAACAACACTTGCAAGTATTAACGCCAACTTAGCTACTGGGATTATCGCACACGTTCCAACGGATGTTTTGGGGACGGCAATTGTTGCGCCCCGAAACAATGATGTTGAACTCAGTTTTTTTAGTGCATTTGATACAAGTTTGATCACAAACACAACCGCCAGCGGTGGTAGTGCCACAATCACAAATGGTCACGCTCGATACCGAACAGGGACAAATGCGACAGGTTCGGCAAAAGGTGAGAGTGTCAATATATGCACCTATCGGCCAGCAAACGAAGAGTATGTGTTCTTTACTGCGGCGTTTACAACTGGTGTTGCTAACAGCTATCAGCGCATTGGTTTGTATGACACTAACAACGGGTTTTTCATTGGATATGAAGGCGCAAGTTTTGGCATAACAATAAGAAGCGGCGCAAGCGATACAACAACAGCACGAGCAAGTTGGAATGGCGATCCATTAGACGGATCAGGTAGCAGTACATTTACTAGAGCAGGCGTTCCAGAAGCAATCAATTTATTGTACAGCAATCTTTACCGCATACGGTTTGCATGGCTTGGCAGTGGCAACGTATATTTTGAAGCATACAGCCCAGACGGAAAGTGGGTTACGTTTCACACAATACGAGTGCCAAACGCTTCGTTAGATCCAAGTATTCAAAACCCCGATCTTCCAATAACTATTGACGTTGCAAAGACCAGCGGTGCAAGCGATTTATCGCTCTATACAGCATGTGCGGCGGCGGGGACTACAAGTGATGTTTTTCCTATCAAAGAAACACTAAACGACGCTAGCCTTGCCAAGCTAACTAGATCGGTAATTACTGGTGAAACCTCTGCAGGTGGCGGCGGTTATGCCAATGTAAAAGTAACACCAAGCGGATCTCTTACTATCGCATTAGGCGATCTAAATGGAGTTGTGGGTCAAGAAACAATGGCAAATAGCTTGCCTGTTGTTATAGCAAGCGACCAATCAGCAATACCAATCTCAGATGACGGCGGCAGCATTACAATTGATGGGACAGTAGCAGCCACTCAAAGTGGGACATGGAATATAAATAACATTACTGGCACAGTATCTTTACCAACAGGAGCCGCTACTGAAACGACTCTTCAACAAATTGCTGATTCTACAACAGCATCAACGGCTTCAATAAGCAATGTAGTAGCAACAACCTCAAGCACACAGATTTTAGCCGCTAACGCTGAGCGAAAGTTAGCAATTTTTGTCAATGATGCTGATCAGCCATGTTTGGTTAAGTTTGGAGAGACGGCCTCATCATCTAGTTTTACATATAAACTATTGGCAGGAGATATTTTGGAACTTCCTACTCCGATTTACACGGGTAGAATTGATGCTATTTGGACAAATGCAGTAACTGGTAATATGCGAGTAACGGAGTTGTAATGCCAATTATTAGAGCTATAAGCAGTGGCGCCCAAGGGCCAGCTGGAATGGATGGTGACAGTGCTTATCAAGTAGCAGTAGCCAATGGTTTTTCTGGAACAGAAAGTGAATGGCTTGCTAGTTTAATTGGCGCAGCAGGAGCTACTGGCCAACAGGGTTTGCAAGGCGCTCAAGGGCCAAAGGGGGATCAGGGCGATACCGGAGCTACTGGCCCACAAGGCCCTTCAGGAGCAACCGGCGCTACTGGCCCACAAGGGCCAAAGGGTGATCAAGGGGATACCGGAGCCACTGGCCCACAGGGCCCTTCAGGAGCAACTGGAGCCACTGGCGCTCAAGGGCCAAAGGGTGATCAAGGGGACACAACAGCCTATATTTTTAACGGCGGTACTCCTTCTGAAGATTATAGCGGTGGGCCAGCTTTTGATTGCGGCGGGGTGACATAATGGCAAATATACAATTTCAATTCAGACGAGGTACGGCAAGTCAATGGACATCTGCTAATCCTGTTTTAGCAGCAGGGGAAATGGGAATTGAGACTGATACCGATAAGTTTAAAATTGGCGATGGCTCAACCGCTTGGAGCGGTCTCGGTTATGGTGGAATGGAAGGCCCACAAGGAGCCGCTGGAGCTGATGGAGCTGATGGAGCTGATGGAGCTGATGGAGCATCAGCTTATGAAGTTGCGGTTGCCAATGGTTTTTCTGGAACGGAATCGCAATGGTTGGCTAGTTTAGTTGGAGCCACTGGCCCACAAGGCCCTCAAGGAATTACTGGCGCTCAAGGACCTCAAGGTGTACAAGGCGCCACTGGCCCACAAGGCCCGACTGGTGCTAAAGGCGATACCGGAGATACTGGAGCCCCTGGTACGAATGGAACTAATGGTGTTGATGGTAACAGTGCTTATGAAGTTGCAGTAACAAATGGCTTTACGGGTACAGAACCACAATGGCTTGCTAGTTTAGTTGGGGCAACTGGAGCTACTGGCGCTCAAGGGCCAACTGGACAAACAGGCGCTACTGGCCCGCAGGGGGCCACTGGCCCACAAGGCCCGACTGGCGCTAAGGGAGACACTGGAGATACTGGAGATACTGGAGCCACTGGCCCCGCTGGCCCAAACTCAATAGGTGGAGTTGAGTTTGCTATAAATAGCTTACAGACGCAGGACTATATTAAATACAACGGCTCATCATGGGTTAATACCAATGAAGTTTTCGGTATTCAAATGGATGTTAGCACCTTGCAGGGCGATGTTTCGCAACTTCAAACGGACGTCCAATCCCTGCAAATGGGCGGTGGTATGTCATCACTCTCATCGTTAATGGATGTTTCCGCAAGCAGTCCAAGCGATGGCGATTACTTAAAATATGACGCAATGTCAATGTATTGGGCAAATAGCACGTTTGATACTGATGTGCAAAACGCATTGCCGCAACCATTAGGCACAACAGATGCTCCAGAGTTTCAAGATTTACTAATTAAAAAAGCGGCTGAATTAGACGGCTCAGATCCTACGGCAATTACACTGCGAAGTACTAGAAATAGTAGCGCTTGGACTCCAAATGCAGCAGTATGTGCGATCAATTTTAACTCGGATGATGCGTCGGGGGCTGGCGCTGGCACACGAGGTCAAATTGCGATGAAGGTGCAAAGCTCAAACGGTGCTGGATATGGTTTGCACTTTTCTGTTGATCCTGGCGCGAATGGTTTAACAGAAGTGTTTAGGTATGACAAGGACACTCGTTTCCAAGTGGCTTTTGACACACAAACAGGACCAGGGAAGTTCAATGTTTTCACAAGCTCTAATTCACAGCCTATTTTATTTGGGCAAACACTTTCAACGAGTTCGGCAGAGTTAATTCATTTGCGTAATGATGCTGGTACAGAGCTTTGGTCGGTAGATAACGATGCAAATGTTGTATTCAAATCGGGGGCGGGTTGTAAACTTACTGAGGGGGGTTCGGATGCTAAAATGGGAATTGTTACATTAAGTAGTGGAACGGCAACTGTATCAACGACCGCAATTACCAATAATAGTAGAATTATGCTCAGTGTTAACGGACTTGGATCAGTTAGTACGCCGCAAGCAATAGCCGTAAATGGGCGAACCGCTGGTGTTAGTTTTAACATTGTTTCCGCATCTAACATTGATACTAGTAATGTTTTTTGGCAGATATTTGAACCGGTTTAGGAGAATAAAATGGCACTAGCAAAAGCATACACTGATACATACGGAACAACACATTCTCAATCATATTGGAGGGTTGAGCGTATTACTCTTAATAAAAAAGATGATAATTCTGCTGAAATATCAATTAGTTGCTATGCTGATGCTGCTAGTAGATTAAAACAAGTATATGAGCGCAGAACTTTCTTGGTGTTGGGAGATGATTATGCAGCATACTTTGATGCAACAAATCTCGATTTAGCATCTGAAAATCCAATTAAATCAGCGTATGAGTTTTTGAAGACGCAGTTATTTTTTCAAGATGCAACTGATGTATAATGAGCTTAATTCTTTTACTTAATCCTAGGCAGTTTGGCGGTGAAATAGCCGTTCCGGACCTTAGCGACGTTTGGTATAAAAAAAGAAAATACGACGAGCTGGAAGAACGAATTGCAGCTCAATTACTTGCTAAGCAACGGCAAGATGTAGAAATACCTGAAAATGTTGATAAAAACATATTAGCTGATGTATTAAGAGATAAGTTATTAGAAAGTCCTAAACAAGGAGAAGTTACAGGACTCAAACGTAAACGAATCATTACTGCCTTGTTAATGGTCTTAGCATTGGAGAGCGAATGACAAAGTACAAGCTGTACCAGTATTGCCATGAGCAAAAAAAAGTCGTTCCTATCGAAGAGGTTGTAAGGGAACGATATGCCCGTGATTTGTTTATTCAAGATGAAATGGAACCGACACGGAATCCGTTAAATCCAAAAGAAATATACACAAGTAAATCAAAATTAAGAGCAGCTTATCGAGCTGCTGGAGCTGTAGAAGTAGGAGATGCTTACGAGCGTGGATATG